CTTTCTTAGGAGATAAACTAATTTTCTCTAGAGCTTTAATCTCATCTTTCTTATCAAAATTTACTTTTTGAAGTTGAACATCTTTAGTTGTCTTCTTTAAGGATAGAGGTAATAAATCACCACTATCAATTAGATTACTTGTTAGTATATTTAAATCTATGAAAGAATATGTTTTAGGTTTTGCTTTCAATACTGCATTTGCTATATCTTTTCTAGCCTTGTCTGTTGCAAGATATATATCTGCAGGACTCCATTTGTTGACATTACCAAACTTAACTTGATTTGCAACTGTGATTGGTGATGTATTTGCTATCTTAAATAATTTCTCTATATTACCCATTACTTCTTGATCGCCACGAAAATAAAATAGACTTTGAAAGCCCTCTTGCTTTAATTTAAAATCAGCGTCAACACCAGTGATGTCTTTTACTAATTTTAATGCAATCAATGTAGATGATTTATACCAATCATTATTCTTAGATAAAAATGCTTCTATGTCTGATAAAGAGACGCCAGGTGTTCTAATCCTTTTCTCAGCCTTAGATATAACTGTCTCACCTACAGCTCTCTTAAAGTCTGTATATGTCAAGTATTTTTTTATATCTAATACTTTATCTGATTTTCTTTCCCCTAGAAAGTCTGCGACAGCACAAAATAGTGCCTGTGAGCTTTCTGCTAATGCTGTTTTATCTGCCATACTACTATTTATTAGTGGCGGGAGTGAAGGGACTCGAACCCTCGACCTTCCGCGTGACAGGCGGACGCTCTAACCAACTGAGCTACACCCCCTTAAATTAATCTTTACCCTCGATACTAGTTCCTTTAAAAGGATCTTTTGATGTATCTCTTTCAGGTTCCTCGTTCATACCGACAGTTGTACCCTTAAATACTAGTGATACCCTAAACTTATCTGTCTCAACTGCCCTTGCGACATGAGGTATTCTAGCGTCAAATAATACAACACGACCTGCTCTAGGCCAGTATGATTTGATTATATTTCTCTCATCACTACCAGTAAGACCATATGGTGTATTAATCGCCATCGCTCTCTGTTCTTGATTCAGATTAGGTGTCCATAATTCTAATGAACCACCATCTTCAGGTTGCCAGTCAGGTGTCAGATATACTATCGCAGTGTATTGATCAGCAGTCCAGCCATCTATGTGTATGCCACCAGATTGACCTTTGTGATGACCATTGAGATAATGTCTCAAAAGTTTCATACCAGGATTAACTTTATCCCATATCTCTTTCACCCAATCTTGTCCTATCTCATACTCTTCCCTAGAGGTATCACTACCACCAAGATGAATATGTTTATAGCCAGGCGTCTTGGCCTCTGTCTTCATCTCCTCAGATGAATACCAGCCATCTTGCCATTCTAACTTCATAGCGATATTGTAATATCTTTTAATATCTTCTTCAGATATAGTACCGTCAGAAGCTCTAATTGTTCTATGCCAGTTATGGCCTTTTAGATTAGTAGCGTCTGTCGTAGCATAACTACCATCAGGATTTTTGATTACTAGATCCGTCATTTATCTTCTCCATATTTTCTTTGAATTGTTCCATATGTGTTTCAAACATCTCTTGCTCATATAAAACAATTGTAATCAGACTATATATCGCCATATCTAATAGTGTATCTTTAATATTTTCTTGTTTAAATTTAAAGTCACCATTCTTTATGAAACTACATATACGAGAATACTTGTCACCCATACGAACAACAGAGCCTTTCCAGGGCGATATGCCTGTCAAAGCAGATAATCTGAAGTTAGCAAATATATCCTCTTTAGCGCCATAGTCATGTTTCTTAGCGTCATGTAGATTCTTTATCGTATCTAATAACTCATAGAAGCGCTTACTTTGTTCCTCGTTTGTCATAATTTACCCATTGTCAAATGTTTAACGACACCTCCTTGAGGTACCCATTGTTTATGTTTATTTTGAAAGTCAGCCAGTTCCTTTGCCTCATCTTCAAAGTGAGCAACTCGTAAGATACTACCAGTCGGTCTCTCTATGACCAACCATCTCATCTTACCTTGCCATTTACTCAGTTTTGTTTCATAAAACATTTTGTCTTTAGAAACTGACTTTGCTGGTTTTCTATCACCAGGAAAGGTTCTGACTCTATTGTTTCGTTTCTTCTTTTTTCTCATCGGCTTTTATTAATGCTTCGTCTTTTAGACCTTTAGCGATTATATCTCTGTGATGATTAATTAAAACTTTACAGTTATCAAATTCAGCAGTCAAGTTTTTTTGTCTTGATTGTAAGTTTGAAACTTGTACGATTGAAGTTTTTACTTCATCCGAAAGTTTAGTCTCATCATATTGTTTGCCATCAATAGTGATTGCCATATTATTCTCCTTTTATTACTATATTACTTGCAGCCATTTTACCACGCTGCTCAGTTAGTTCGTATTCAACTGCCTGTCCATCTTTGATAGATGAAATATTAGCAGCTTGTAATGCTGACACATGTAAAAAAGCGTCTTTATCACCTTCGTCTGGTGTTATAAAGCCGAAACCTTTTTTAGCGTCAAACCATTTTACTTTTCCTGTAGCCATTTTATTCCTTTTTTAGTTAGGTCTTATATTTTAAAATCTGAGAATTGACCTAGTTTTTTCTCAAATTTTCTTTCAGTTGTTTGTCCACTATCAACTAAATCTGTTTGTGCGTTTTGCTCAACATCATAAAATCTCATCTTTGATCTATCAACGCCAAGTATAAACTTTCTATTTACTGTCGGATCATTGTATCTATTCTTTAACTGTTTGACCATAATCTGATTCTTTTCATCTAGTTCCTCACTAGATATCAAGGCAAACATGAAGTCAGCAGTTGCAGGTAGACCAAAACTTTCAGATGTATCTTCAAGACCTATATCACTACTAACAAAACCACCTCTTGTAGTTTGAGTAGCAGAGAAGATAGGTATATCATTTTCGACAGCCATACCTCTTAATTCTTCAGCAATGGCCTTGATGTAAGTATAACTATTAACATTAGCGCCTGCTTTAAATCTGGCACTAGAACATATATTTAAATAATCTATGAACACGATATCAGGTTTAAATGATTTCTTTAGTGCGAGCTCTTTTAATAATGATCTGAAATGACCTGTGTGAGCAGAGGCAGTCGGATATTCTTTGATGATTAATTTACCAGATGTCTTACTTTGTAGTTTGTTTATCTTTGTCTCATACATCGCATATGGTAATTCTTCTAAATCACTCATGCCTACATTTAATAAGTTGGCGTCTATTCTCTCAGCGATTCTTTCTTCAGCCATCTCCATAGTGATATACAAAACATTCTTACCTTGTAGTAATATGGAAGAAGCAAGGTGTGTCATAAACATTGTCTTACCAACACCAGTACCTGCAAGACAAATATTTAAAGTCTTACTTGGTATACCACCCCTTGTAATCTTATTAAAGAAATCTAAATCTAATTGTAATCGTTCTTCCTTCTTCTTATAGAAATCAAATCTATCTTTTGTTTCTAATAGATAATCATGACCGACTTTCTGGTCAAATGATACAGATAGAGCATTTGATAACATCTCTGGTAGATATTCTGGAGTGTGTTTCTTATCTTTGCCATCTATGATTTGTATGCCACCTAAGATAGCATTATGTATGGCACGGTCTTTACAAAACTTTTCTGTCGTATCTCTCAACCAATCTATATTGACTGGTTCTTTACTTAGTGTTGAGATTATATCTGTAACCTTTTTATACTCATCTTCATTTATATTTTTACTGCCATTCATCTCGATAGATAAGGCTTCTTTAGAAGGCAAAGCATTATACTTGTTTACAAAATTATATATCTCTGTAAATAATATCTTCTCTAATCTATCTGAAAAATATTCCTCTTTGATGAAAGGTAAAACCCTTCTAGTGTATTCTTCGTTATGAATAAGATTACTTAATACTGTTCTCTCAATTCTTTCCATCTTTATCCTTTTTCTTTTTTAATTCTTCATCTAATAATACAACCAATATATCACCTATGTGGTCTACAAATTCTTGACTATCTGTATCAGCGTCTATCTTGTTCTCTATGATAGTATAGTCAAAGACCATAGGCAACGCACCCTCAGGTGTCTTTTCAGATTCAGGCCTGAATCCTACCTTGCCGTACTTATAAACTATGGATGAAAAAGGACCACTAATCAATTTAAGCGCTGTAAAATCCTCACCAGGTTTTTCTACAAACACATAATCTTCCCTATGTTTAGGGTTAGTCGTCTTGTGAAGTTTCGGTATCGTTAGCTTCTGTTTCACCATATTTAAACTCTTTAGTACATACCTCATCTAATTGTTTTAGTATTTCTTTTGTGAAGTATTTTGTCGGGTCATTATTAATTGTCTTACCAAAAGTTTTTGATCCGTCTGGTAATTCAATTCTAGTAGAAACTTGTTTAAATATGTTATGTTTTAAAGCCAAGTCTAGTAGACCGTAGTATCTATCCAAACCTTTGTCGTAAGTTAATCTAACATCTACGACTTTATTTTCCTTGGTTAGTCTTGATTTGTAATTCTTACAATGTATTATATTACCTATGATCTCTGTGCCATCTTTCTCTTTTCTTTTAGATAGATATACGATTGATGACGCTGCATATTTTAATCCTGATCCACCACCCATTTCTTTCTGTGGGAACATCGAACCAATAACATCATAAGTATGATTAGTAATTATCAAAGGCACTTTTGCCTTACCTAGTTTTAGTGTCAATACTCTGAAGGCAGCCTTAACTATCTGTGCCCTCGTCATATCTTTAGTTTCTTTACCTGCCTGTGTATCTTCCATCTCTTTAGTAGTTGATAGCATACCTAAACTATCTAATACCAACAATAATGGTTTTCTTTCAGATACATCTTGTTCTATGTATTTGTCAAGCACGGTAAGCGCTTGATGTCTAAATTCTTGTACAGTAGTCACTGGCATTATAACCATTCTGCTACTATCTATTCCTCGTTCTTCAATTATGTCTTTAGTCACTGCTGACTCTGACTCAAAGAAAATAACGCCGCCATTAGGATTCTTATCTAGGAAATGTTTACACATACCTAATACAAAGAAAGTTTTACCTGTGGCACTTTCACCTGCGATTGCTGTTATCTTGTTTGATGGTAGGCCTCTGTTTATAGAGCCCCCTAATAATGCGTTGAATATATATGAACCTGTATCTATAAATGAATCTACATCACCTGAAGCGCCATCTGATACTAAACTAGCATATTCATTACCAGTTTCTTTTATTACATCTTTTAGAAAATCACTCATTAATTATCCTCATTGTTATCATTATCTATTATACTATAT